CCGTACTATGGATACGTTCTTCAGTTGTTGAATAAGACTCATAAGGAATTTGCTTCTAGTATCGAGAAAACTACAAATCCAATGGATTGGATCTATCAGAATGGCTCATTTTTGAAAGCCGCTGACTGGATGGACGCTAATGGATTTGAAAGAGAAGCTGCTAAGTGTCGTCGTAAATATGACAAGCTAGCTTCAGGTGGTAATATCATGTGGCATAATATCGAGATTCCAAAAGATCATATTGGTGCTTTTGTTGGCCATCGACCTACTTCACTTACTCATCCTGATGAGGATCGGTTTTTGACTATACGTGAATGTCTATCACTTATGAAAATGCCGAATGATTTTATTCTTCAAGGTGGTCGTAAAAATCTCAATCACATCTGTCAAAACGTTCCAGTAACTACTGCTCAGGACATGGCTGAACATGTCTTTAAATTTGTTGAAGGCCGTTTAGATAACCAACTCATTGAGACAGATTATCTTGTCCAAGATAACAAATCTCAAACATATGTGTACGATAAAAGTAGTGTACAACTCGACACTTTTATGATATAATAATATAGTAAGTTACAAGGAGATAACAATTAATGTCTATTATGGATAAATTGAAAAAGAACTCAAAGGTAAAAACTACCGAAGTTCTATCAGAATCAAAGTTCTTTACAGAAAAAGATATGATTCCAACTGACGTGCCAATGATGAATGTCGCGTTGTCAGGTTCTGTTGACGGTGGTCTTGCTCCTGGCTTGACTGTATTGGCTGGTCCGTCTAAACACTTTAAGACTTCATTCGCTCTGATTATGGCGAGTGCTTATCTGAAAAAGTACGATGACGCAGTACTTCTTTTCTATGATTCAGAATTTGGTTCACCACAGACTTACTTCGAACAATTTGGTATTGACACGAGTCGTGTTCTTCATACACCAATTACGAACGTAGAAGAACTCAAGTTTGATATTGTCTCTCAGTTTGAAGGGCTTGATCGAAATGATAAGGTTGTGGTAATCATTGACTCGGTCGGTAACTTGGCTTCGAAGAAAGAACTTGAAGATGCTATTAATGAAAAGTCGGTTGCTGACATGTCAAGAGCAAAAGCTCTTAAAGGCTTGTTCCGTATGACAACACCCTATCTCGCTATGAAGAATATTCCATTGATTGCGGTGAATCATACATATCAAGAGATTGGTCTATTCCCTAAAGCAATTGTGTCAGGTGGTACTGGTATCTACTACTCAGCTGACAATATTTGGATTCTTGGACGTAGGCAAAATAAAAAGGGTACCGAAGTCACAGGCTATGACTTCGTGATTAATGTGGAGAAATCACGCTATGTTAAAGAAAAGTCTAAGATTCCCATTAGTGTTAGCTGGGAAGGTGGAGTACAGAAGTGGTCTGGTCTTCTTGAAGTTGCTCTCCAAGGTCAATATGTGGTTAAGCCGTCGAATGGTTGGTATTGCCGGGTTAGCCGAGAGACTGGCGAATTACTTGAACCAAAAGTACGAGAAGCCCAAACTCTAGAACAAGAGTTCTGGCAACCGATCTTTGAAGAAACTGACTTCGCCAATTATCTAAAAGAAGCGTATAAGATTGGTGGTAAAGCTCACGTTGAAATTGAGGAAGACGAATGATTGAAGGTACAGACTACGAGCTAGTTTTACCTGAAGACGAAGGTGAATACTGGGCTTGTCGCATTCTCACTGGAGAGTTCAATGAAACAGTTATTAAGTTCGGAGCAATTACTCTTAACGAAGTACAAGACGCACTAAACTTCAACTTCTTTGTTGTTTCATCTCCAGACGCGAATGCTACTATTGATAACGAAGATCTTCAACGTGTAGCTGAACAAATTCTTATGAGTGTAATGGATACATGTCTCACTGAAGGTCATTATGAATTAAAAGATCGTAAAACCGGAGAGACTGTACCATACGAAGAAGTGTTCCGTGATATTAAAGAATGATTGTACTTTTACTCTATATTATGGTATAATAACATATGCAAGCAAACATTGAACAGACTATCCTTCGAAATCTTCTGACTGACGAAAAGTATATGCGGAAAGTTCTTCCGTTTATCAAGCCAGATTATTTTCAAGGAGTCTATAAAACACTCTTCAAAGAAGCCGGTAAATACGTAGCAAAGTATAATCGGCTTCCAACGCAAGAAACTTTGCAAATTGAACTTAACGATTCAAATTTGCAAGGTGACCAATACACTATGGCTATGGAAATTGTTCCACAGCTCTTTACTCATGAAAAGATTGATGAAGACTGGTTACTTGATAACACTGAAAAGTGGTGTCAAGATCGAGCCATCTATAATTCAATCATGGAATCCATTAGTATTATTGATGGCAAACATGAGTCTCTCACAAAGAATGCCTTACCAGATCTCTTGACCAAAGCTTTGAGTGTGGCATTTGACACGAATGTCGGCCACGACTATATTGATAACGCTGAACAACGTTGGGAGTTCTATAATACCGAAGAAGATCGTATCCCGTTTGATCTCGATTATTTCAACAAGATCACAAAGGGTGGTGTACCAAACAAGACTCTCAATATTGCTTTGGCTGGTACTGGTGTCGGTAAGTCTTTATTCATGTGTCATGTTGCAGCATCAAGTCTTGTAGCTGGTAACAACGTTCTCTACATCACTATGGAAATGGCTGAAGAACGTATCGCTGAAAGAATCGATGCTAACTTGTTGAATATACCAATTGACCAACTGGCTAATCAATCAAAAGATATGTTTACCGAGAAAGTCAAGAACTTGGCTCGTAAAACAACTGGTCGTTTGGTAGTCAAAGAGTATCCAACTGGTTCTGCTCATTCTGGTCATTTCAGAGCTCTGTTGAATGAACTTAAACTCAAAAAGCAATTTGTTCCAGATGTTATCTTTATTGATTATCTGAATATCTGTGCTTCAAGTAGAATGAAAGGAATGGGTGGTGCAATCAACTCATACACTTACGTTAAAGCAATTGCTGAAGAATTACGTGGCCTTGCGGTCGAGTTCGACGTACCGGTCTTCTCTGCAACGCAAACGACTCGTTCTGGTTATGGTAACTCGGATGTTGGGCTTGAAGATACGTCCGAGTCTTTTGGATTACCCGCGACCGCTGATCTAATGTTTGCTCTGATCTCTACCGAAGAACTTGAAAAAGACGGTCAGATCATGGTTAAACAATTGAAGAATCGTTATAATGATCCAACATTCCATAAACGATTTGTTGTTGGTGTTGATCGATCTAAAATGCGATTATATGACGTCGAAGAATCCGATCAAACATTAGTTGATGATACTCCGGTCTTTGATAGTTCTCGATCTGGTGAACGAGTATCTCAAGAAAAATTTGGAGACTTTAAACTATGAACACTTTTAATATTTCACTAATTATTACTGTTGTAATATTAATCATCGGTATGCCATTTGCTATTATATGGAGTCTTAATACTCTATTTAGTTTTGGAATTGGATACTCATTTCAAACATGGCTAGCCACTTGTATTCTAGGAAGTACCTGGTTTGGTCGCAACGTTACGAGTAATAAAAAATGAAAGTAAGACTTATCTCATATAGCCAACCACCGGAGGAACTCTATGTCGGTGACAACATGCAAGAGCTCGTGGCGTATTGCGCCCGTGTCTCCAATCCATCGAACCAAGCTAACACTGAAACGTCAGAAAGGTTACTTGCCTATCTCGAAAAGCACCGTCACTGGTCACCATTTGAGATGGTTTCTGCTTGCTTAGAGATTGAAACGACTCGAGACATTGCTCGTCAGATTCTAAGACATAGGTCGTTTTCTTTTCAAGAGTTTTCTCAAAGATACGCTGATCCAACTAAAGATTTAGCTATTAATAATTTCAGAGAAGCTCGATTACAAGATGAAAAGAATAGACAAAATAGTATCGAGACAGATGATATTGATCTCAAACTTGAATGGTTAAAGAAACAATCTGAAGTTTCTCTCGCAGCAAAAGAGACTTATCTTTGGGCGATCGAGAATGGTATTGCCAAAGAACAAGCTCGAGCAGTATTACCTGAAGGCACTACAGAGTCTCGATTGTATATGAACGGAACTATTCGATCTTGGATGCATTACATTGATATTCGATCGAGTATTGAGACTCAGAAAGAACATCGTGAAGTTGCCGTAGCTTGTGCCAAAGCCTTAGAACCAGTGTTTCCTTTAATTAATAAATTTGTAAAAAAATGACAAGTAATTGATTTCATACGTTTTTTCTGCTCACTTTTTTGTTTACATTTGCACTTTTATGGTG